ATCACCAGCCTGCCCTACGTGTTCCGGCCATTCCCTGCGGCGCGCTACCACCCGGACGGGCGCAGTATGCTCGTCCACAGCCAGGAACAGGCGGACGGTCTCGGCGAGGAGTGGTCCCCGACACCGTTTCCGCCACAGCCGGCGGGCACGCAGCAGAAGACCGATGAGCAGAACGAGCGGCTCCTGACGGCACTCAACGAAGAGGTGGCGGCCCACGCGGAGACCACCCAGGAGCTCGCCAACATGGAGCAACAGTCGCGCGAGGACCTGGCCGACCGCGACGAGCAGATCGCCGATCTACAGCCGCCCGCGGCCAAGCCCAAAAAGAGGAAGTAGCCCATGTTGGCATCGGACATTATCAACACCGCCCTGACCATCCTGGGCGTGCTGGCGGCGGGTGAAACGCCGGCCACCGAGGACTACACCTACGCCCTCGCGGTCCTCAATACCCTTCTCGAGAACTGGAACGTCCAGGGCCTGCAAATCTTCACCATCACCAACTTTCAGAACGTCCTCACCACGGCGAAGCAGGCGTACACGATGGGGCCGAACGGGGATTTCAACACCACCCGGCCCGTGCGCATCGAGCGCGCCAATACGCTGCGCGCGGGGGTCACCAGACCGCTCAGGATGGTGGATGCCGCCGGATGGGCGGCGATCCTCTCCCGCAGCGCCTCAGACGCTCTGCAAACCGTTCTGTATAACGACAACTCGTTCGACGCCAACGGCTGCACCACGCTCAGATTTTGGCCAATTCCGAACGATGGTGCCTCTACCGCTGATCTGTTCGTCTGGGCGCAGTTGGGCGACGGCTTCGCCCTGGGCGACACAGTGAGTTTCCCGCCGGGGTATCTCAAAGCCATCCAATACAATCTGGCGGTGGATCTGGCGCCGGCATTCGGCCGGCCGCTCGATCCCACGGTGGCGCAAAGCGCCGCTCTCGCCCTGCAACAACTCCGCGCCATCAATATCGCCGTGGCCACGGAAACCGAAGCCCGGCCGCCCTTACAGCCTCCGCCGGCGCCGGTGGCGCCACCGAATCCGCAGCAGTAGCAGGAAAACCACCCCATGCTCGCCTCCGACATCATCAACGACGTGTTGACCATTCTAGGCGTGATGAGACCAGGGTCGACGCCCTCGGCTCCGGACCAGACCTACGCGCTCCACATGCTCAATACCCTTCTGGAGAACTGGAACGTCCAGGGGCTGCACGTCTTCACCTTGGCGAATTACCAGCACGCACTCACGGCGTCGCAGCAGAAATACACGATGGGGACAGCGGGCGACTTCCCGACGGCGCGGCCCGTGCGCATCGAGAGCGCCAACATCATCCGCGGGGGTGTCTACACGCCTCTGAAGCTGCTCAGCGCGCGGGAGTGGGCCTCCCTGCTTTCACGCAGCGCAGCGGACATCCTGCCCCAACTGCTCTACAACGACAACAGCTTTGACATCGGCGGCTGCACGTCGCTCAGTTTTTTGCCCATCCCCAACGACAACAATTGCACCGCGGACCTGTTCGTGTGGGCCCAGTTGGGCGATGGCTTTGCCATCGGCGATACCGTGAGCTTCCCGCCGGGCTATCTCAAGGCCATCGAGTACAACTTGGCGGTGGACCTGGCCGACGCCTTCGGGCGCCCCATAACCCCGACCGTGGCGCAGATCGCCGCGGCCTCGAAGCAAGAGTTGCGCGCCATCAATGCGGCCGTGGCCGCGGAACTGGAAGCCCGGCCGCCAATGCAACCCGGGCCTCCCGGTCCGGCGCCGGCGCCCCCTATTCCGCAGCAGTAGGAAATCCCCATGCTAGCCTCCGATCTCATCAACGAAGCCCTCACCCTCCTCGGCGTCCAGAGACCCGGCTATACGCCTTCGACAGCGGACTCCGCCTACGCGCTTGCGATACTCAACACCCTGCTGGAGAATTGGAACGTCCAGGGGCTGCACGTCTTCACGCTCACGGAGTTCACGAGCGCCCTGACCCCGGCCAAGCAGTCGTACAAAATGGGCAAGCTGGCGGAGTTCAATAGCCCGCGACCGGTGCGCATCGAGAGCGCCAGCATCCTGCGCGCGTCCCTAAGAACGGCGCTCACCGTGGTGGACGCCGCCACCTGGGGCAAGATCCTCTCCCCCAGCATGACCGACATTCTCCCTACCCTTCTCTACAACGACAATTCCTACGACGCCAGCGGGTGGACCTCGCTGAGTTTCTGGCCAATTCCCACCGACGCCAACTCCACCGTCTACTTGCTCGTCTGGGCGCAATTGATCGATACGCTCGCGCTGGGGGACACGCTGAGTTTTCCGCCGGGCTATGCCAAGGCGCTCATCTTCAACCTGGCGGTAGACCTGGCGCCAGCATTCAACCGGCCACTCGATCCCACGGTGGCGCAAATCGCCGCCGGGGCCAAGCAGGAGCTTCGGGCCATCAACTTGGCGGTGGCCACAGAAACGCCGGCCCGGCCTCCACTTCCACCGGCGCCCCAGGGGCCGCCACCTCAGCAGCAGCAGTAGAGGTGCTCCATGACCGCCGACCTGGCACACCGGATGGATCGCTACCAGACCGCCCTGGCGGCCTTCTCGGCACCCCGGCTACTGCGAGGACCCCTACGGCCGCCCCTAGCTGCGGCCCCGCTGGAGAAGGCTCTCACCCTGCGCGAGCTGGCCGCACTCGCGCGTATTCGCAAGAACGCCGCCGCATGATCTCCAACCCGCTCGTCGAGCTAAGAGATGGGCCAAAGGCTCCGCGCGTTTTGATGCGCGATGGCGAATGGATCGTCCCCGTAGCGCAGCGGCCCAGCCAATATCAGTACGCGCCGCTCTGCCCATCCTGCGGGAACGGCGGCCTGGTGAAGGCGGGCAAGGACCGGCGCGGGCACCAGCGACTGCTGTGCAATATCTGTCTGAGGACAGTCAATGAAAAACGGAGGTATCTCCTCCCCGGCATGTATCTCGCCGATGAAAAGTTGGTGGCAGCGAAGACTGTTCTGCTGGCCGGGCGGAGCATCAGGCAGGCGGCTCGAATTGCCGGAATAGCTCAGATGACGGCAAGGAAAATCGCGCGCACGCTCGGGCCGCGGCGCTGCGAGTGCGGTCAAGACGCCCGGCACCGAGGCTGGTGTCCGGTCCGATTCCAGGAGAGCCCGGTCCGTCAGGCTGTCGTGGCTCGATTCAACCGCCAGCGAGACATTCGACCATGCAGATAACCATCAACGACCTCCTGCGCCGCTCCTTCCGCATGATCGGCGTGCTGCGCCGCGGCTTCCAGCCTTCCACTTCCGACATAATCGACGCGCTGGTGGTGCTCAACGCCATGCTCGAGGGCTGGGCCACCGACGAGTTGAACCTGTTCACCGTCTTCATCGCGCAGTACGATCTGACGCCCAGCAAGCAGAGCTACACGATTGGCCCTTCCTCGGGCGACTTCACGGCGGCTCGGCCGGTGAGGATCGATCGGGCGAACCTCATCATCCTGTCCAATCCACAGCAGCCGCTGCGCAAGCCGCTTCAGATTCTCAACTCCCAGGGATGGGCGGCCATCAAGCTGCAAACGGTTCAATCCGTCATTCCCATTCAGCTTTTCTACGATCCAACGTACCCATTGGGCACGCTGTACCTCTGGCCCATGCCGACGCTGGCCTACCAGCTCGAGCTATTCACCTTCCAAGCGCTGGCGGGGAGTTTCAGCTCCGGCTCCCAGACCTTCGACATGCCGCCGGGGTATCTCGACGCGGTGGCCTACAACCTGGCCGTGCGGCTCTCCTCGGAATGGCAGAAGCCCCTGCGCCAGGACGTGGTGGCCCTGGCCTCGGAATCCCTGGCGATGATTCAACGGCTGAATGACCAGACTCCGTTGATGGAGTGCGACGCCGGTGTGATGCCGTTCGGCTCCTCGCGCGCTGGAGCGTTCAATCGGTTGACGGGAGACATGCTCTAGCCTATGATTCTCCCCGGCTTCATTGGCCCCTCATATACCTCGCTCTCGGTCAATGCCGACGCGCAGCGCTGCCTGAATATGTACCTGGAGGTCCTGGAGAGCGGCCAGGCGAAGAATAAGTTCGCGCTCTACGGGACACCCGGGCTGAAGCGTTGGGGCACGCTGCCGGTCGCTCCGGTTCGCGGGCTATGGGCGGGCGATGGCCGGCTGTTCGCGGCGGGTGGCAATGGACCGACCACGACGCTATACGAGATGAACTCGAACGGCCAGGTGAAGTCCGTTCGCGGAACCCTCGATGCGGACAATGGCGGATACCTGCCCGTGCGCATGTTCGCCAACGGCACGGTGTTGTGGATCGTCTCGGGCGATGCGACCTACTACGATATTGGCGGCAGTGGGCCGGTCTACCTGAAACGGCCGACGTACTCCTCTGATGGGAGTTACGTGCTGGCGCGCATGGGCGCCTACGTCGATGGCTACTTTGTGGCCATGGTGCCGGACACCAACACGCTGCAAATTTCCAATCCGCTGGACGGCTCGACGGCCTTGTGGGATGTACTGCAATCCTTCGCCAAGTCGGGTGCACCGGATCGGCTGCTG